GCTATTTGGTCACTTGAGAGTATGATTGCTGAAAAGAAAGCAGTCGTTGAGGAGTTTGAAACTCAAATGGAAGAGGAAGCAGAAATGTTTGAAATGCAAAAAGCTGCTGAATCTGGAACTAAATTATTTTAATGGGAGAATGTGAAATGACACAAGTTGCTGTAATACACACTGCGTTTGAAGATAAACCTTCAACTGTAGCGTTTGTAAATGTACCAGAGTTACCATCATTGAATGAAACTTTGGAATATGCATATCGTTGGACAAACAACGTAATGGGTTCGTGGTCTATCAAGAAAGAGTTTTTTGAAGACGGTGAACCAAATGGTGATTTTAACCCTAATGTCACTGTTATAAAACCACTTGAAAAAGATGATAGTGGTAAAGAGTGGGGTCATAGGTCAACCTCAATGGGTGACCAAATTTTAGTTGGTAACAAAAAGTATGTTGTTGCTATGATGGGATTTGAAACATTGGAAGGAGAACCAGTATGACAGTCAAAGCTAAAGGTAGACCATCTACTACAGTTATAGACTTAGATGGTTCTCAAGGGAACGCTTTCGTTCTCTTGGGATATGCAAACGAAACCATGAAGAAGAGTGGTTTCGACAAAGAGACAAAAGATAGAATCTTGAATGAGATGAAATCTGGAGACTATATAAACTTACTGAGAACTTTTGAAAAGTATTTCGGTAGTGTGTATACACTTCAAACTTCTAATCCAGAATATCTGGATGCGTTTATGGTAGAAAAAAGTGCTTAAAGAACTATTAACTACTTTTGTTGTCTCTGCATCAGCCGCTGGTGTAGAGGTAACTCCACATGATGCAACAGAATATCTAGACAAACAGGCAACTTGTCTTGCAAAGAATATGTACTACGAAGCTCGTAGCCAAGGACTTGCTGGTCAACTTGCAGTAAGTTTAGTTGTGTTAAATCGTGTTAAAGACAATAGGTATCCTAATACAATCTGTGAGGTTGTACATCAAGGGCCTGTTAGGGAATCATGGAAAACTAGAGGTAAGAATGTACCAGAAAGTGCAAGGAAATATTATCCAATCAGACATCAATGCCAATTTAGCTGGTATTGTGATGGTAAAAGTGATGAACCTAAAGAACCAACAACATATGGTGCATTGTATGACATGGCACTTGATTTGGTTTATGGTGATATTACAGTTGTTGATATAACTGAAGGTGCAACACATTATCATGCAGATTATGTTTATCCTTCTTGGAGAAAAACCAAGACAAGGACAATTGAAATAGAAGACCATATATTTTATAGGTGGGAAAAATGAAATTAAACTATATAGATGTTTTATACTTGGCGGCAACACACAAAAAATGGCCTGTTCATGGAAAAAAACAGATATCAGAAGCAATGACTAAAATGTTTCTAAGAAAAGAATATCCACAATTAAGTGAAAAAGATATTTACAAACTGTCAGATTTTGTATCTAAAATGACTAATGTTGGATACAACCAACAAAACCTTAAAAGAGCTGGGGTGTTGACTAATGAGAATAAAGAAAGTGCAAAATCATTTCCTGCTGGTTGTGCATCTGCTTGTTCTCATAAAAAATCTGGTAAGGTTGAATGGTATTGTGATGGTTTTGAAGCAGAAAGATTTGCAAAAAAAATGTATGAAAAATATTACAAGGATGTTGCATGAAATGGAACTTAAAGGTTATAAAAGAAAATATAATATCCACAATGGAGTTGGGTATGTATATGAATTTGAGAATGGTTACGGTGCATCTGTAGTTTCTCATGATGTATCTTATGGAGGCGATAGAGGATTGTATGAAATCGCAGTACTTGACTCCAAGGGAGATTTGTGTTACGATACTCCTATTACTGATGATGTAGTCGGCTATGCAGGCGTACAAACAGTATATGAAACTTTAGATAGGATAAAATCATTATGAACTTTTTCTACTTAGATGAAGACCCATGGCAATCTATTGAGTATCATTGTGACAAACATATAGTCAAGATGCCTACAGAGTACAAACAGATGTTATGTACTGCACACAGAATTCTTGATGGTGAAATGTATATTGATAGAACCAAAAGTGGTGCAAGAATTAAACGGTGGAAACATCCAGACCGAAAGATGAACAAACATCTGTATCTTGCTGGTCATGTCAATCACCCAACTAATATTTGGTTGCGTGAATGTCGTGAGAACTATATGTTAATGTATACATATTATAGACTGATTTGTGACGAATATACATATAGGTATGGTAAAGAACATGGTGCAAAAGATTATTGGTGGTTGTTACGAGAACCACCTAAGAATATTCCTACTCTTGGAAAGACAACACCAGTTCCACAGGCCATGAAACAATATCCAGAGTGTATGGTAAAAGGTGATTCAGTACAAGCGTATCGTAATTTTTATGTAACTGCAAAAAGAAGTTTTGCAACTTGGAAGGAAAGAGGTACACCAATATGGTACAAGAACATGACCCAGAACCAGAACGATACTATGATTGGATGCTCTGGAAACTAAGGCAGATAAAAATGGAAGAACAAGATGACCCTATGGACGACATCACCAAAGGTGGTCAATTAAGTGCATGGACAGAAAAACCATACATATCTCCAGCAGATATGTGGATGAGAGAAGTTGCAGAGATGCAAAAACAAAATCATCAACTTATGATTCGTATCAAAGAACAGGCTGAAGAGATACAAAAATTAAAAGAGAAAATTGAAAATGCCAACTTATAGTTTTAAAAATAATGACACTGGAGAAGAATGGGAAGAGTTTTTTTCTATCTCTGGTAAAGAGGAGTTCTTAAAAGAGAATGACCATATTGTACAATTGCCATCACTTGTATCTATTGTAAGTGATGTTGGTGGTATTAGAAATGATGGTGGTTGGAAAGATAATATGTCAAGGATTGCAGAAGCACACCCTGGCTCTCCATTCGCAAGACGTTACGGTAAGAAGTCTACAAAGGATATAAATACTAGACAAGTATTGAAAAAACATAAGATTTTGAAGGATGTGTAATGGCGAAAAAACAAGATGTAAAAATTGATGATTTGGTAACTATTAAACCAATCACGGACAATCAAAAGGTTGCCTTTGAGGCATTTAAAAAAGATAACAAAGAATTATTCCTTCATGGAGCCGCTGGAACTGGAAAGACTTTTATTTCCTTGTACCTTGCACTTGAGAAAGTATTAGACCCAAGTACACCATATCATTGCGTGTATCTAATTCGTAGTGCAGTACCCACAAGAGAAATCGGTTTCTTGCCAGGCGATGAAGAAGACAAAACTGCATTGTATCAGATTCCATATCAGAACATGGTGCAGTTTATGTTTGAACAACCTAGTGACCAAGCATTTACAATGTTGTATGATAGACTAAAAGCACAAGGTTCTATCATGTTTTTAACAACATCATATTTGCGAGGTATTACGTTGGACAACTCTATCATTATAGTTGATGAGTGTCAGAACCTTAACTTCCATGAGTTAGATACAATCATGACTCGTGTAGGTCAAGATAGTAAGATTATTTTCTCTGGTGATTTCTTCCAATCTGATTTAACTAAAAGTGCAGACAAAGATGGTATGCCTAGATTTATGGATATCATTGCAGAGATGGAAGAGTTTGCATCTGTTGAATTTAATATCGGCGACATTGTTCGGTCTGGTTTGGTAAGAAGTTATCTAATCAGTAAGACAAAAAAAGGAGTTGAAGTATAATGGCAAAAATGTTTTCATCTGGTTCAACTCATGAACCCACTAAGAAGGGAACTTCATTGGGAAAGAAACCTATTACTTCTACTATGAATAAACATAAACGTAGAAGTTATAAAAAATATAGAGGACAAGGTAAATGATAAACAAAGAATATCAAAATTGTTTAGAGATGATTCTTCATCACGAAGGCGGCTATGTGAATCATCCAGATGACCCAGGCGGCGAAACTAACTTAGGCGTGACTAAGAAAGTTTATGATGCATACTGTAAGAAAAACGGTCTAAGACCAAAATCTATGAGAGATTTAGAAGTCTTAGATGTTGCACCTATCTACAAAACTGAATATTGGGATAGAGTAAAAGGTGATGACCTTCACCCAGCGCTTGCACTTTGCATTTTCGATTTTGGCGTGAACGCTGGAACTGGAAGAGCTGCGAAGATGATTCAAAAGATTGTTGGTACAGCAGTTGACGGTGGCATCGGCCCGAACTCACTTAAAAAGATTGAAGCATATACTGACAAACATGGTATCGAAGATGTTGTCAAAACATATCAATCAGAAAGACAAAAGTATTATGAGAAGTTAAAACACTTCAAAACTTTTGGTCGTGGTTGGACAAGAAGAGTTAACGAAACTACAGAAGCTGCACTAAAACTGACTTGACAAGTGTGTTGAGTTATGGTATTATGGATTAATTAAATCGTGAGGATATATTATGTTTACACACAAACCAGTAGAGATACCAGAACTCTCTACTAAGAACGTCAATCGCAAAAGATTCTATGTAACTCCAGAGGGGAAACTTTACCCCTCTATCACTACTGTTTTACAAAGACGTAAGATGGAAGGTCTTATGGAATGGAGAAAACGAGTAGGTGATGATGTTGCAAACTATGTTGCAAGAACAGCCGCACACAGAGGAACTAAGGTTCACCATATGTGTGAGGATTTTCTGAACAATAATTTTGATGAAGAAACACATAAGAAGAACTTTCTTCCTTATGTTCTCTTTGGTCAAATCAGACCAGTACTCAAAGAAAAAGTCGATAATATCTATGCACAAGAGTGTGGTCTATACTCTGATAAATATAAAGTAGCAGGGCGAGTTGACTGCATTGGTGAATACAATGGAGTGCCTTCTATCATTGATTTTAAAACTTCTACAAAAGAACGCAATGATGAATGGAATGAGTCTTACTATATTCAGGCATCTGCATACGCAGAAATGTTTGAAGAACGAACTGGAATTGAAATCAATCAGATTGTAATTCTAGTTGTAACAGAAGACGGAATCGTTCAAGAATTTGTAAAGACTAAACATGACTACTTACCACTACTGGTAGAAACCATTGACGATTTCACAGAGCATTGGGAAAAAGAAAATGAAATGGTTCATAGTAGTAGTAATGACACAGCAGCTTAGTCTTGGTCAACCAGAAACACCATTGTGGATACCAGAATTAGTTTTTGATACAAAAGAAGATTGCATGACTTTTGCAAGGAATAATCAACTAAAACTTTTTGGGAAGTCTATAGAAGCGTATCAAGGTTCTATTCTGCCGACAAATCTTAAATGCATTGACCAAAACCTAATGAATGAATTAGGTAAGATACACAGAAAGAACAACAATGAGGAACTTATTTAGCACATTGGTTTTATCACTTGTTCTAACAACAAGTGCATATGCAGAACACGAAAAACAAAACTACAATTCACAGAAACCAGTGTCTTGTATGAACATGGAACAAATGTTGACAATTGTTAACGGTAAGTTCAATGAAAAACCTTGGTTTACTGGAGAGGGTATTTCGGCTGCAACAGATGGCAGAACCTTTATCAAGACTCAAGTAATTGTCGCAGTAAATCTTGAAACTAAAACCTTTAGTGTCGTGGAAGTTATTAGTCCAGAGATAGTATGCATTATTGGTGGTGGTAATAACTTTGGATTTAATGAACCACCAAAAACAAAAACTAGTATCACATGGGAGCATTAAATGTACGAGTATAAATGTAAAATAGTTAGAATAGTTGATGGAGACACAGTTGATGTGGATATCGACTTAGGTTTTGGTGTCTGGATGCGAAAACAACGTATCCGAATGTACGGTATTGATACACCAGAATCAAGAACATCTGACAAAGTAGAAAAGGTGTATGGAAAAGCTGCAACTGAGTTTTTAACTAAGTGGACTAATGCTGGTGACCTAACACTTAAAACTTTCAAAGATGGTAAAGGTAAATTTGGTCGTATTCTGGGTGAACTCTGGTACGGTGGTGAACATAACATCAACCAACTCTTGGTAGATAATCACCATGCAGTTCGATATCATGGACAGTCCAAAGAAGATATTGCAGAAGAACATCTTGCAAATAGGGCTAAATTAAACTTGACAATAGAAGAGTAATCTGGTATAAATAGAATCACAATTTGTTGATACAAATCGAAGAACGGGCAGGACATGGGGGCAGTACCCATCGCCTCCACCATAACTACTCTTAGATGAGATAGTGAATCACTGCGTGAGAGTAGTTATGATGGGGGCGAACTAGGTTCGACTGACGGAGATAGAGGCGAGTAGAATTGTCGGATGACTGCGTAATAGGTCAAAAACTGTAAATGCAAACGATAACTTTGCGCCTGTTGATTACGCCCTTGCGGCCTAATTAAACTGAGTTTTGATGGTGTACTTGGAAACAGAAACATCATCACCAGTTTTAAAGTTTTCGCTGACGAGCGAAATCGCATTGTGACTGAACAATCCCTTGGAGAAGGGGATAAGGTATTCTGATGAGTTTAGCGACTCAGTTCTTAGCGGAACAATCGGAAGTTTAAGGCGAGGTGAGAATGGTATTCTTCCAGTGCCGAGATGTAGGTAAACCTAATCCTACCAATGCATTATTATAATTTATGGAGTTTGAGATGAGACAATTTGTATATGATAGTTGGAATAGTGTTATGAACGCAGAGAGAAACCCTCTGAGACATATTCCAGATTTGCAGACCAGACATATGATTTTACAAATTCTTGCATGGATGTGGGCAACGACATTTGCACTATGGATGGGAAGTATGTGGGCGTTTGGTATATCAACCATTGCACACTTAATTGTTATCGCAGCTATTGTAGTGACAGTTAGTACATTTGAAACTGCAAAACGCAATCCAAACTTTTTCCTAAAATTTCCAACATCTACACCAAGTCGTGCAAGACATATGTGGTGGAACGGTAAGAAAATTAAATTAGATGATAATGACAAGGGTGGTGAACACGAATGACACCTAGAGAAGAAGCACAACTAGAAGCAGAAAAAACATTCGATACATTTATACTATACAGTAAAAGAGCATTAATGTGGATTACATTTGGTTTGATTGTAGTTGTGATAGGATGTAATAGTGGAGTTGATGGAACTGGCAGTGGTTACAATGGCGAACAATATAATCCTAGTAATGTGAGTGTCAAGAAGTGACAGATATAAGTTTTAGACCCATTTTCCCATCACCTATGGGATATGCAAATTTCGGTAACGAGGCTAAAGATTTAAACAAACAACTCGTTAAAGATATAGATGATTGTATGACTAAACATACAGGCAAAGATAGGACATTTAGAAAGAATAACTCTGGATGGCAATCTAACGCTGGGTTAGAGGATATATATGAAAGTTTTGACCATTTAAGAACACTGATTGATTCAGCTGCAAGACCAGTTCTGGGTCATAGTGGTGTAACAGATGATGCTCTACCACATATGGAAACTAGAGGACTATGGGCGAATGTTTGTTTTGATGTTGGTGGATATTCCAGACCACATATTCACGGTGCTGGTAGAACACTATGGAGTGGGGTTTACTATCCTCAAGGATTAGAAGAGGTAGATGATTTAGATAATTTTGAAGAACACCAGACAATTATGCCTGGGTTTCAAAAGGGTGATGGACTTTTAGTTTTAATAGACCCAAGTAAAACAACTAAAGGATTACTTTTAACACAATTTAATAGTAGAGAATTTTATGGGGGTGAGGTTAGTATTTTTCCAAGAGAATCATTACTAATACTTTTTCCAGTGTGGGTTATGCACATGGTAACACCCTTGACAACTAAAACAAAAAGGTATAGTATATCCTTTTCAATCAATAAACCAACATGAGGTCTAAATGGAAGAAGTAGAAGAAAAATTGATGACACCGAAAAAGTTCTCTATCGCAATAGAGAAAGCTGTCAGTGAAGGTGGTGGAACTTATATGGACGCACTATTAGATTACTGCGAAAAGTATCAGTTAGAACCAGAGATGATTAAACCCTTGATAACTAAATCTTTGAAAGAGAAGGTTGAGGTAGATGCAAGAAACCTTAACTATCTTCCAAAGGTTGCAACATTACCAATATGATGGAAGCATACGAAGCCTATAAAATATATCACGCACTAAAGTTGCATTTCAATAGTGACTATGACTATAACAAATATCATGGAAAAGCGAAAGTAACTGTGGACTCATATCTCAAGAGAAAAGATAAACCTTTCTTTGCAAAAGTGGCACGAAAGTATCTTACTCCAGAAAACACCAAGAACTTTTTCATATCTAATTTTATTGTCAATCCTAAAGGTTGGGTTGGTAACTTTAATGAACAAAACTATGATGACTATCGTAAAAGAAACCAGAGTTTAAAGTATAATTACAAAAATGAAATATCTGAATTATTTCAAAAGATATCAGTATTTGATGAATTATTTCATGTAAAAGAAGGTCAACATCCTTTGTTATTAAAACAATTCCTTGCAAAGAAAGTAAGTATAGAAACTATGTGTATCATGGAAACTCTACTAGAATATTGCAAGTATTGGAACGAGGATATTGAAGAGCAGTATGTCTGGAAAGAACAAGAAAAACTTATAAAAAATTACAGTTCTGTCTTGACTTTTGATAAAAGCTTGTATAAGATTATAACAATGTCAACCTTAAAGGAGTGTTTAGATAATGGATGACCAGAATTCTAAAGTTCTTTCAGTAATGAAAGAAAGAGACTTCTACCATGCAAAGGTAGAAGAACTTCAGAACAGAGTTAAAGTTCTGGAGTATGATAACGCAGAACTCGTAAAGAGGGATGAAGAGTTATCTCAAAGATGCAAAGACCTTGCATCTAAAACACCTTTCAAACGACCACCACGGAGATTTGCTCGTGGATAGGTCTTACAAGGTCTATCAGGCAAAATACCTTATCCCCAAATCGGATAAGGGGCCTGCCTTTACACTGCCTGCTATCCCACAGAAGTTCCATGCAGAACTTCTTAGGGATGGTAAGTTGTGTGCGTTTATAACTAGAGACACCTACGCTGAAGCAAAGATGGAAGGTGAAAATCATGTTAGGAGAAGTAATGCAAGTCCGACTAATGGATAGAATGGGTTCTGACCTAACAGTTGTAAACGCAGCTCGTGTCTCATTTGCAAAAGAATCAGAATGGGAGTCAATTCCAGAAGGTGGTGAAATAGAGGGATTACTTTCAGTTGGAGATGAGAAACTTATCAAGTATCTTGCAAAACACAATCATTGGAGTCCATTTGGACACTGTAGTATGCAGTTCCATATTAAGGCACCAATTTTTGTTGCAAGACAACTTGTGAAACACCAAGTCGGTTTGGTGTGGAATGAAGTATCTAGACGATATGTGGATGATGAACCAGAGTTCTATACACCTAAAGTTTGGAGACTAAAGGCCGACAACAAGAAACAAGGTTCTAGTGATGAAACCATTGAATATAATATTGAAGGTGCGATACAGTTTGTCACACAAACATATCAAAACTTGTTACGAGAACAAGTTGCACCAGAGATGGCAAGAATGGTTTTACCACAGAATTTATACACTGAATGGTATTGGTCTGGTACACTGATGGCTTTCGCAAGAGTGTGTAATCTGCGTTGTGCAGAAGATACTCAATGGGAAACTAGACAGATTGCAAATCAGATTGATAAAATTGGTAGTGAACTTTTTTCATATTCTT